GCAGCCTCTACGCGCCCGTTGCCATCACGCGTTATCATCCCCTGACGTTGAACAACAATGGGAACGCGTTGCGTGAACTGCTCAAGCATGGACATGATCGTATTGATGCTTTGCGAATCATGGAAACGTTCATTCTCTGGATTCAGGTTTATGCTTTCCAGAGGTACAGCAAGATGCCGTATGCCTTCAGCAATATAACCCAACCCATCATCCTGTTCCGAACTTCCCCCTGATTTTCTCAATACGTTTAACAAGTGATTTCTTCGCATCAGTGCTTTCATCCTTTTCTACGCGTTCCTCGACAAGAGATGCGATTGAACGTACAAGTTCATCCTGCCGAGATTTTGCGATATTTGCCGCAGCAAGTGCGTTATCAAGGGCTTGGTTTATTGCCGTCACGTTTGAAGTCCTGATGTAATAAGCATCAGCACCGGTTTCTTCCCTTAACCGTTGCTCGCCTATTCTCTCAAGGAATTGATTCAGCGAAATGCCGCCAGCAACAAACGCATCCAATGCGAAGGACAATTCCTCATTCGTTTGTGAAACAGGCATGGGATCAAAATCAAAATTGAACCAAGGCACCAACATGCCTTCACGTATGATTTTATTGACAAAGGATTCAAAAATGCGTTGTCCGGGTGAAATGATATGGTCCCTGTACCGTTCAATCTGAGCGGTGTCCCTGCCGCCGCCAAGATTTGCAGCCTCGGTAATGCCTATAAGATGTTCAGGGACGCGGTTTGCAACGCAAATCAAACGGGTACACCGTTTTTCATATTCATCAAACGATGCCTCTATTGTCTCGGAGGAAAGACGTTCAAAGCGTATTTTTGCGTCGCCATAACCTGTAAGCACCAAGATAGAACGGCGGTTGCTTGTAAGATGGCGCGTAAAATATGTCTCGACTGTTTTCTGAACTTCCCGTATTAAATCCTGCTGCGTTTTTACTTCGCCTTCGCCATCTGCACTCGTACCCACAACCTGAGTCGCAACGTTTGGAGAAACGCCCTCAATAACCACAGCGTATTGCGGCACACCTTTCGAGGAAAAGAAATGCAGGTTGTATTCGCTTATGCGCTGTTGCGCAAGCATGTGCGGCAACGCCTGTATGCCTGACGGCGTTCCGTAATATGGCGAGGAAGTGAATGGCCGTCTGTTAAAGACAATAAGGTCATTCGCATATTTGTCAAACGGCGCATCTTCACCAAGTAGTTTTCCATCAGCATACCCGATAATGTTTTCTGGATCGAATTCAATAACGCGCTCTCGTTCCTCTTGCGTCTTGGGGAATTCGCTGAAGTGCGATATGGAGGGATCGAACGTTTGTGGCAAACCGTTAAACCGAATCATCGAATTGAACTTTGAGAAAAATACCTTTTTGTTTTCGTCCTTTTTTTGTATATAGGATGCAAAAACGTTTGATTCCTTCGCACGCACTTCATTGATAATGCGCAATGAACTTGTATCTATTGGGTTCAGCAAGCGTACCTTACCGGTAATCGTCCTGCGCACTTCGCAAGCAAACCAGCCAAGCCCTTCATAATCAAGCGCCAAATCACGGCATAGAAATTCAATCGGCAGGCCATCGTAGCATGTTTCCAAAAACTCGATAGTGGCAGCATAATCCGCGTCTACGATTTCCTCCGAAATTCTATGATCTTCAATGCCAGAAATAACTGAATCCCTTTTTCGTAGCTTCCATCCGTTCAGCGCATAGTCTTCTGCTTTGGATGAAATGCACGTGCCATGAATAGCGTTTGTTACCAGCAACGCTTTTAACAACGTAAAATTCCAAGGAGGCTCGATAACATTGTCCGCACTGTAACTGTAATCGAATTGCTGTCCGGTTTCATCGACACGTTTGCTGCCGCTTACAATGGAATCCTCCGAGTCATCGTTCTTTGAGCCGCCTATATATTCAAAAATGATTCCCCCGTTTTCTGAACGTTCGAATATAAATCCTTTGGAGGAGAGCACGGCGGCATCGACGAAATTACCCTTATCGGTAACCACACCGGCGATGACTTCATCGTGGTTGTTCATACCAAAAAAACCTCACAGGTTTTTGCAAATGCGTCCGCGATGAAGTTTACCAGTGCGCTAAGAATTCGTCAAGCGACAAAAAAACGCGTGGTTGCCGAGGCACAACAACCACGCGCTAACCGGGCGGAGCATGCGTTATGAGGGTAGATATAACGCGCCCGCCCTATGCGTCTGGAAGGAAGTAGGCACCGCCACAACCTGCCAGACAAAGATTTAAACGTACCCCGTTATATACCCTCCTACAACGTAATGCTCAGCCGTCCCGCCGGTCAATCGCCATCGCAACAAAGGATGCGCTTGTCGGGCGTGAATAAAAGCCAAACAACCTGTCCGATTTGCTGCGTTTTACCCGCGCAATGAATGTAACATAATCGTTCCGTTGCGCGTCGTAGATGCTCGAAGGAATGGAGCCATATACGCGAAAGCCGCGTATGTCCTGAACGAGCATCTTCCATTGTTCGCCATACTGCGTATAGTCAACCTTTGTTGAAACTACCTTACCGCGAATGGTGATGCGTTCATCGCCATCAGGAACGCTTTCAAGCAACGCGTCACGAGCGGCTTTCTCCATTTTATCCTTCGGATGCTTTTCGAGGATTAAAGCGCGGAGTTTCACAACGTATGCAGCCTGCTTTTCGGTGAGCGTACCAAAATGCTTAAGGGATTCCTCAATATGCATCAGCGTGTTTAACGCTTTCTCCGTCGGATTGTACGTTCTGTCCGCCCGTTTATCATCGGGACGAAACAAGTGAAAAGCGTCAGCAATATCGGGATGCGTTCTCAGGTACTTTGCCGCAGCAGCAGCCGTTTTCGCACGTTCACGTAACCGCTTCGCCCGTTGCAGTTCAAATATATCCCTGCTCTGAAGCGAAAAACGTGTCTCCGCGCAAATATGCCCGACCGCAATTAGCTCGCCGCTTGGGATGTGCTTCAGAAAAGCGCCCCAATCGAACCACGCGCCGCAATGATCGCACGTGCCGTTTCTCGCAAAATTTCCATTAAACCCGTGCTCTTTGTATTGTTCACGTGCCGCAATTGCATCCCGCCCATTAAACGCCTCCGCAATATCAAGATTCGGGCCGCAATAGAAAGCGGCGACAAACGCATAGGCGGCAGGATCGAAATTCGTTTCGCAATGCGCATCTGTTCTTTTCATCGTAATACCCTCCGTTTTTTGTTTTGGGCTGCCTCATCAGGCGCTGGGAACCCAACCCAGCGCAACACGCGCCACGGTTTGTGGCGCGTGTTCGCGGTGTAATTATTGGGACTGTTTCGTTTGCGCAACCACCGCAATCCTTGCTGCTTCCAAGGCCGCTTTAAGCGGCGGTTTCGCAACCTGTTTCAACGTACAACGCGAACCGCTGCCGTGGCAAAAATACGGGTAGCAGTTCGCGCCGAAATGCGCGTCGCAACACCATTCGGTTTCGCCGTCCCATTGACTGAATAACAGGGCATGCCCGTTATCAAGTTCAACGTCTGCCTCCCACAAACCTTTGGAACCGTCTCCCAAGAAACTACCGGTTGGCAGATACTTCATTTTCACGATCTTGAATTTGTCCATCGTAATACCCTCCGTTTTTTGTTTTGGGCTGCCTCATCAGGCGCTGGGAACCCAACCCAGCACAACACGCGCCACGGTTTGTGGCGCGTGTTCGCGGTATGCTTTTCGCCAATTAGATAAGCGGCGCACCAACACCACGGTCACGCAACGGGCCGTTCACGATTTCCTTGCATACTTCATGGGTATATTCCAACCTGCCGTCAATGTAACCATAACCTTCATCAGCCGCCCACAACGTAATGCAACGCGTGAACAAACCAAAAAGCATTTGCTGAAGGGTGGGATGCCACGAGCGCCGTATGGTAACAGCGAGTTTCTCGGCATCGCTTCCGCAGGAGCCGTTTACAAATTCCTCCAAAGCGGAGCTAATAAACGCAATCGCGTCCTTACCGCGCTCTACGTGGTCCTTCCCGAAAGTCATCTGCATTTTTTTGATAAACACCTTTGCCTCTTCGCAATCCTCGGATTCGGAAAGATGTTCATCGCCAGCGATGCAGCGCGTGCGCAGTTTCTCCAAAAGGATTACCGCTTTGCGCATTTCGTGTTCTGTAAAATACTGGTACATTTCGATACCCTCCGTTTTTTGTTTTGGGCTGCCTCATCAGGCGCTGGGAACCCAACCCAGCACAACACGCGCCACGGTTTGTGGCGCGTGTTCGCAAAACGTTAAAAGCCATACCACGGCTTTGCGAATGCCTTTTGCTTTAATTGGATATGCAAATTCACTTTGCGCAAGGTCTCCTCAATATCGTCGTTAGGTTCGCCGTCCACTTCCCAATGCTCTAGGAAGCGACGTATTATAACGCCGAAAATCTGGAACGCTTCATCTGGATTCATATCCTCGATCAATTGTTCTTGCAATTCTGTCATTTTCATACCCTCCGTTTTTTTTGTTTTGGGCTGCCTCATCAGGCGCTGGGAACCCAACCCAGCGCAACACGCGCCACAGTTTGTGGCGCGTGTTCGCGGTTACTTGTCGTTCCAGAAATCGGCGAGTTCCTTCCAATTGATGTTGTTTTGAATCATATCCACCGGCAAAACGCTGATTACGAATTCTCGAACGTTATCAGCCGTCCAAGGGGAACCGTGGCGTTCGATGCGGCGTTCCTTGAAAAAGCGGTAAAGCAACGCCGTGTTCATGACCGTCAGGTTGATCAACCATGTTTCAAAGTTCGACCAATTTCCAATTCGTTTGTCCTGCATTGTTGTACCCTCCGTTTTTTTGTTTTGGGCTGCCTCATCAGGCGCTGGGAACCCAACCCAGCGCAACACGCGCCACGGTTTGTGGCGCGTGTTCGCGGTGTAATTATTGGGACTGTTTCGTTTGCGCAACCGCCTTCGCCTTCTGCTTTGTTGTCATCATTCGATCCTCCGTCATTCTGAATGCGTCGTAACTTTCACGCCGCCAACGTACGAGTAAATCTGCCCGTCCCGCTTCATCTCGCAAAAGTCTGTCATCACCACCATTCCGCCTTCCCGTTCCTCAACGTGAATCCACATCTGATTCCCTCTGCGGGAATTCTGAGCGAACAGCCCAACCTGATTGCAGACCGGGCAGACTCGCAAATGCTCGCCGTCGGGTGTCAGCGCGGCGAAGTTCTTTTGCTTCTCGTCTTTCTTCCATGCATTCAGTTTAATCCATGCCATCATCTTTCCCTCCGTTGTGGGGCCGGTCACCCGGCCCCGAACGCTTCGCCAAATTAGAACGCACAGTGCCAGCGGTTTGTGATAACCAAATCCGCCCACATTGCCAGGTACTTGTCAACCGTCACGGCGTCGTCCCCAAACATGCTGATCTGGTGTGCGGGTGTGAAATAGGCCCGTACCTGGGCCTCATCCGCGAACGGTTCGCCGTTAGCAAATCCGGTTCGGTAATTAATCTCATCGAACGTATCCATTGTTCTCATGTTCTCATCTCCTTCGGTTGTGGGGCCGGTCGCCCGGCCCCGCGCCGTCCTTTACACATGCATGGGGAAAATCTGGCCGTTGTCGTCGCAGCCATACTGGGCAACCGGGGTTTCGTTGTCCTCATCCGACCACAAGCACAAGTGTTCGCCCGGCAGCAGGTATTCCTGCGCGAACGCCACTGCCTCTTCCAGAGAGACCTTCCCCGCCGCCTGTTCCACGGCTCGCCGATGGGCCATGTCGTAGATCGTATTGTGGAGAGATATGCTGTATTTCCGTTTCATGTCAGTACCCTCCGTTTTTTTGTTTTGGGCTGCCTCATCAGGCGCTGGGAACCCAACCCAGCGCAACACGCGCCACAAGTTCGCGGCGCGTGTTCGCGGTCACTTGTGAATCACAACGATGCGATGGCCCTGATTCCGTGCCCACCGTGCGAAGTGGTTCATGTTGAATTCGCCAAAGTGTTTCAGAACCTTGGCGCAAGACCACTTGCGTGTCTGCGCCGAACGCGCTTCAGCAACGTAGCGGCGACCATCATCGGCTTTGCGAATTCTTACGTCCATTTTCGTACCCTCCGTTTTTTGTTTTGGGCTGCCTCATCAGGCGCTGGGAACCCAACCCAGCGCAACACGCGCCACAGTTTGTGGCGCGTGTTCGCGGTATTACTGAATCCCACCAACAATCGTCAAGTCGATCAATGTATCAAGTTTCTCTCTGTCGTCAAGTCGATCAATGTATCAAGTTTCTCTCTGTACTTGCGGCAGGATTCGATCCAAACACCGGCGGAAACAATTCGTTCAACGATTGTCGCTTTTTTCGCGGTGAATTCGTCACGAGCGCCGGACAGGTGATCAAAAATATGTTTGATCGTATTGCTCAACGTTGCGGCGGCAAATTCATCCATGCTGTCATAACTTGCCGTCGGGTCATATGTCGCTTTGCTCACAACGTATGCCACCAGATCGTCCTTTTTCATTGCCACCAGATCGTCCTTTTTCATGCCGTTGAACGCCTTGTCGTAGGGTTCTTCAACGACAAGTTTCGTCAGCCACAACTCCACGATCTGCTGCTTGGTCATCCCGCGCAACGCGTTGTAAAGTTTATTACGAAACGCCTTGATCTTGTCCCAACGATGTTCTGCGTTTTTCTGCGTATTCATTTTCGTACCCTCCGTTTTTTGTTTTGGGCTGCCTCATCAGGCGCTGGGAACCCAACCCAGCGCAACACGCGCCACGGTTTGTGGCGCGTGTTCGCGGTCACTTGTCGTTCGGATTCACTTGGCCGGAAATAATCGCGTCAGCCAGTCTGCGATACCGTTTAAGGCTATGGTCGGTATGCTTCAATATTTGAAGTTTCGTTTTGGTATCACAAAACTCAGCGAGCGGCTTGTTTCCGCGTGAACAATTACAACGGCGGCAGGCGGTAACAAGGTTGTGCTCACTATTGCTGCCACCAGCGGAAACAGGTCGAACGTGGTCTAAGGTGATCTGGTTGGGATGCGCGCCGTGCAAATCGCACCCACAATAAATGCAGGTGAATTCGTCGCGGAGGTAAATCGCCAACCGCTTTTCAGGACGAATCCATCGTCCTAACGGCTGAAATTTTCCGTCCCTGCTTGTACGCTTTGTATTCGTACTCATTGTTCTACCCTCCGTTTTTTGTTTTGGGCTGCCTCATCAGGCGCTGGGAACCCAACCCAGCGCAACACGCGCCACAAGTTCGCGGCGCGTGTTCGCTTTCGCGGTGAACCTGCATCGTATCTGCTCGCGCCCGGATACAAGTTCAGTCGGCTTTTTTTGTTTAATACGGCGAATAGCTGCTCTCGCCCATCGCCGTAAAACGGAGGAGGGTATATAACGGGGTAACGTTCATAATCGAGGCAATCGTCTCCCAAGCCGCCCCGTGAGTGTGCGCGCGAATATCTGCCTTCGCCCATCGCGTCATCACAAACGTTCCATTCCCGCGCTCATAATCGCTCGGCAAATATCTGCTCGCGCCCATCGCCAAGTAAAAACAAGTCAGGAGGAACCATCGCCTCAGGCTGCGTTGACCACCTCGACCGTAACGATTCAAGTTTCAGAGTGGGAAGCGGTCACCGGCGGTCACCGGTTTAGGGGGGAGGGTATCTGCTCGCGCCCGCCTACAACCCCACAAAGTCAGTTCGCGCTACGCCGCTTCGCTTTCGTGTTTTACGCGCCGGGCCGTTACACCCCGGAGGGTTACTTTCACTTCCCACCGTGGGACGTTATTGCGTTGCGCCCGCGTCTCAAGGCTTGCGTAATTCCGCCGACCGGAGTTTCTGCCGTCGCGCGGCGCGTAAAACGTATTAATTAAACTGTATCTGGATTCTAGGTCATTCTGCGCAAAAGGTCAAGGAAAAAGCACGTCCTAACCCGTTATACTTCAATGGGTTACGCATGCGCAAAAAAAAGTTTTTGCGATTTTAAAGGGTTTTTCACTATTTTGTGGAGAAAAGCGCACTGCGATAGCGCGCAAAAAAGGCGTGAAAATACAGGAGGGAAAAATCAGCGAACACGTTAACGCAGCATTTCGTTAAACGATTTTTCTCGCAACACGAATTGATTTTTTAAACAGCAAAACAGACTTGCGAAAACGATACACATCTATCCGCAAATAAAATTTCTCTACTTTGCGAACAACGAATGCGTCAAAGCCAAAACGTATCGCAGTCCCCCAAGATAATTCGCGCACAAATGAATGCGTATAAAAAATATCGCCAACGCGAACGTCTTTATTCGCCGCAAGCGTTTTCAACGTCGTTTGCTTTTGCAATGAGCATTCCTTTCCGGCGCATTAAAAAAAACTCGCATGCGTTATCCATTCCTTTGTCAGGGAGTTCGCGCCATTGTTCGTTTTGTATCGTGCAGTATGTTCCTCCCAATGCGCAATGCGTACAATTCATGCAAATACGATAACGTTCTGCTACGGAATCCTCACCAAATGGCATGTTGAGCCTACCCAATACAAAGCCAAAGCAAAACACGCTGAAAAGGATCAAAACAGAAAAAAGAAATACAATCATCCTACCGTCCCCCGTCGTTTATTTTTTTAACTTGGAAACCTATGACCTATCCTTATATTTGGTTTGAACTGCGTCCCGTTTCCTTAATGCTTTTGCTGCGGTGCGAATGCCTTGGCTTAGATTTCCATCACCAAGTTTTCGCAAATAACGTTCAAGCGTTATAGGCAAGGTTACCGTAAAACGGCCCTGCACCTTTCGATACATTGGTGGACGTCCGACCTTGGCTGCCTTATTCATTATTTTTGTTCTCCTTTAAACGTCGAAAATACTTTGAACCGTTCCGCATAGAGCAATAAACAAATTGCATCCGCCGCGTTATGATCCAAACGTGCGACGTTCAATGTTTTTCGTGCCAATTCCAATGACGCGGTTTTGCCAGAAATATGTTTGCCAAACAACGCGCATTTCCATTCCAATGGCGAAGCAATATAAACGTTGTTGATACCAACGTTTTTAAGGTACGAAACCAGCTCGCCTTGTATGAGTTTCAACATGCCATACGTTCTTGCGTTCCTGCCTAGAAATGCGTCCTCGATTATTACATTGCGCACGCCATGTTCATACGCAGATTGCGTTGCATCCCGCCAACGCCCGCATGCAAAAGGTAACGCGCCATATACGATGGTGCCTGAAATACGGTAGGCAAAGCCGGTACGCGTTGCAGGGTCAAAAGCCATGCAATGTTCATGCGTATCAATATTCATCCTCATTTTCATTAACAAGACCTTTCAAAGGATCATTTATAAAAGAATCGCCGCCTTTTGCAACGGCTATTGTTGCAGATGCCGTGCCACGTTTTTTAAAGTCCACTGCGTAATATTCGTCCTTTAAACGGCACGCCATTTCAAGAGCATCTGGTCCATCATCGTGTTCCGGTTCAATGCCGTGCGCCATTGTAATGAGTGTGTCAATTACAGCGGCATGCGTAGGATCATTTTCAAGAAACAATAAATGTCCATTGCGTATGGGATCGAACAAACGTTTAATGCGTTCCTTTTTTGAAAATTTGGTATTAGAAATCGCCTCGATATGGGGGAACACGCCAGATTTCAAAACCTGTTCATCAAGAAACGGTTTTAAAATTTTCTGGTACCCGTTCGATTCAACACCAGCTCGCACTGGCAAATAGCGCCGATAAAGAGTCGTATATACGTGCGCTTGTTCAGTCAATCCCATATGCTCTACCAACATGGGTAAAACATACGTCAGCCCTGTTATGGGGTCATATGCAATCGGCGCGAACGCTGAAAAATCCCCCTTATCATCAATCGAACCGGAAGGGTCTAATGCGAAAAATACTGCTGAGCGTTTCAACAACGCGTCTATTTCTCCGTGCGGATAGTATTTAAAGTGCTCCCTGTTCAACGTTTTCGAATCCGAAGTTTGCTGCAAGTATTCGGCAGAAAAGGCAACGGTATCGCCCATCATTTCATCGAGCTTTTCACGTTCCCATTCCGGGCCGAATTGCTCCGGCCATGTATATGTTTTTTCGCCGGTCTCCTTATCAATCTGGTAGGCATCAAAGCGCACAACATTCCAACCATGAACGGTGCCGTAATTATAAAGCTGGTTGATAAGTGAAAATTCATGTGCTTTATTGCCTTCAACGATAACGTTGCCGTTTGCACGGTCGAAACGACTGAGCATTGTACCTGTAAACCATTGAAATTGATTTTGTCGCGCACGTAATGATCTCACTTGATCATCATCAATATCGGTGAAAATACCCAAGTCAGGACGATACTGCCTCCACTTTCTTGAACGTTGTCCTTTTGTGCCGCGTGAACGTGCTTCAAGGTGAACGCCATTCGTCGTTGTTGCGCTACGTCTATTCCATTGTTCTGCTCTACCGCCGACCGTTCTAGATGCTTTTAAATCCCGATACAGAATTCCAAAATCCTCAACGATGGTATCGTTGGATTCCAATTCAGAAAGCACGGTAGATAAATTGCCCATCGCAATGTCCTCTACCACGCTAATGAACAGAATGAAACGTTTCCTTCTGTCCACGATTTTCCCGGTAGGAAGTACCCTATGATGCGGGAAGGCTATTGCATGAATTGGGAGAAGCACCGTGCATAATGTTGTCTTGCCTGTTTCAGGGAACGACATAATGACCACCGGCTTATTCGTTGCGTGCGTTTCTGCTGCGCGCAAATGGCCCAGCATAATATCGTGAAAGCCCTCCTTCCATTCGTAAAAAAAGTGGTGCGGCAGGTAATGCGAGCCAAAGTATTCAAGGGAAGAATTCGCAAGTATGAAATGAAGCACTTGCGGGTCACGTTCCGTCTTTGCGACATCATATAGACCAAGCAACGGATTTTTTGAACGTGAAATAGCCATGGATGCCTCAACGGAATCAGCGCCACGCAAATCAGAAACGATTTCAACGGCATCCTTTATAGAACCGGGCGGCTCTATATACTTTATTTTCTTCCCGAGACGTTCGTCGTGCATCGCCTTCAGACGTTGTAGCCGGTGCAATTGTTGCAGGCGTTCTATTTGCTGAATATTCATCGTGCTACTTTTCTTTGCTGATTGTCAATCTGGATAATGAAGTAGATACGCGCTTAACAAATTCCAATTCACCGGGTGTACCGGCTATCTTCCCAAGAGCGAACGCGTTCTCCTTTAAGATGCTTTGCGCCTTCGCATATGCATCCCGTTTCGATAAACCGGAGTAGTATGCGCCTTGCATAACACCCGCATTCGCTGTCACGGAAATGTTCAGGTTGCCGGGTTCATTTTCAGCAGCAGGACGACCTTCAGAACGATTAAGCACGCTATCGCCAAACTTGGCAAGCAATTCAGAGGAACGAGCAAGCCGGTCGAAAGTGGTTTCATTCACCTCGATTGAACCATCCGGCCCTACCAAGCCGCGCGGCTTTAACTTCACCTTTGCCAATACGCTCAATTGTCGTGCGAGCAAGACATACGCAACCTTGAAATTCCTTGCATGCCGTAATCTTTCCTCATCTGATTGCTGCAATGCAACCTGCGTAAGTTTTTGAACTCGCTCACGTATTGGAGGAAAGCCTGTTTTCGTTCCCTTATCAATAATGCGGCGTGCGGTCTCCGTACCAATACGGGCAATCCTAGCCGCTGCCTCAACATTGCCTCCGCTCTCAATATAGGCGTTGGTAAGCGCTTCATAATCTTTCAAGTTCATTGCTTCAGCCCTCATCCTAATCTATAACACTTGCGCAGACTAGCCTCAATAACGATAACATCATACCATAATGAGTGATGTCCTTCCTGCTTTTCTCCTAGCAGTAATTTGATGCTCAAAGGCAACGGACAAATCAACGTCGTGCTCAGCAACAAAAATAAGTTCATCCGACATCCTATGCAATTCCTCTATGCACGTTTCAATGCCACAACGGTCTAGCGTCCTGAATGTTTCATCAAATATAAGCAAGTGAACGGACCGCTTGCCGATGTCGTTGCACAACCTTACCATTGAAAGCGCATGTATGATGTCCCTTCGCATTGATTGCCCGGCGCTTGGAGAACAAACCAATTCGCCTTTAGGATCAAAAATAGAAACATCAAACCGTTCTGCGAGGTCACCAGATTTCAATTGCTTTTGTGTCGAATACATAACATGCGTGCCGTCACCAAACAAACGACCTGAAAATTCATCCGCAATAGCATTCAAGTGCGGCAGAATCATTTCCGTTTTGTATGCGCGGATGCCTTTTGGAGAAAGTGCGTTCCTGATATACATCAGCAAATCGTTATAGGCAACCAAATGCTTTCTCGCCTTTGTTTGCGCAGCATGTTCAAGGGATGCTTTGCTTATTTCGCAGGACAATTCGCCAATGCGCCCCTCCTTGCCAGCATGTTCATTTTCAAACGATTTTTTTGCTGCCCGGTAGGTGGCTCTAGCAACCTCCGTATCGTGCGAAAGTGCGTTATTACTGGCGGCAAAGCGTTCCAAACGTTGCTCCAGAACGCTGGATTTCGCAAGACACCGGGTTTTAGCGGCCTGTAACGTATCTATATGCTCCGAGATTTCCTGCGCACGTGTCTTTGCGTTTTCAAGCGCTGTTTTTACACCGTCCAACAACGTTGAAACGTGTTCATCTGAAATCTGATTTTCGCACAACGGGCAACGCGCAACAGCACTTTTTGATAATGCCTCCAATTCCTCGAAACGTGAACGCAATGATTTGATTTCAATGCCCACATCCTGCCGTTTTTCGAATTCGCTAATAAGTGCGTCGCTCAATTCAGACTGCTTCTTGGAAAGTTTACCGTTCAAACGTTCAAACACTTTCGACCGGTACGACTTTAAAGCAGCATCGGCGTGCTTTGATTTTTCACGCGCCGATTTATACACCGCCAATGCATCAAGCATTTTCGTTTTCAAAGCAAAAAGGCGTTTGCTTGAAAAGCCTTTCTCTTTTTCAAGGAGTTCGTTCAATGTTGAACGCCTGCTTTCAAGCGACGCAATGCTGAAATCAGCCTCTGCTATTTTTTTCTCGCAATCACGTATTCGCTTTGTTGTAGACGCACATAGCCTGTCAAAATCATCCGAATCAATCAGCAGGTCGAACAACCGCTTTTGCTCTTTGTCAGAGCGCAACGCAAATGGAGAGGCTGAATCCGAATAGCCGAACACGTGTGATGCCAAGAAAATGTCACGCACGCCAAACAATTCATCAACGTACCGCTGCATTTCAGAATCACGCCCTGCTTTTTTGATATTGGAAGAACGCACGTACAAGCGCACCGTAAGTCCATTTTTTGGCGTCTTATACCGAGTGCGTGAAACAATTACGCCGTCATCAAACGCAAGTGTCACTTTGCATTCTGTTTCGCCGTTTCGTATCGCAGTAGAGGTAATAACGGAGCCATTCAAATCGCAGCCATATAATGCCCAAGTGATTGCGTTTAAGTAGGTAGTTTTTCCAGACATATTGGAATCGGCATGAGGGACATCCGTATTTTCACCGCCGATGTAATATACGCCGGGGGAATCAAACGCAACACGCGCTTTCTGTATCAACCTGAAGTTCTGAATGGTTACTGAACGCAACGACCGCATAATTTTACACACCTGTTTTTCATTCTGTTAAGCGAGCATCAAACGTTCAACGGAGTTCACACCGGACAATTCCAACGCAGGTGCTACAAAGTTCATATCCAAACCGCAATCAAGACCTTCAAAAATAGGACGTGCTGCGTTCACAACATTTAAATCATGAACAAACGCGCACAAGAACCTATACAACGATTCATTCCTGCTCTTGGAACGTTCAACGCATACCTTGTGCAATGCGTCAAACGATGCGAAAGAATTGAATACACTTCTGTCCATGAACTCCAGAATGGAATTTATCGTATAGTCCATATTGGACAAATCAACGTCGGCGTATTTGCGCTCACAGGTTTCAAAATTTTCACTTACAGCAGAAACGTTTGCACCCGCATCCACTATCTGCTTAAACAACGACGTAATAAAATCGCTGCGTTCATCTTTAGGAACAGAAAGCAAGCCGCGAGAAACTCCATACTTATGCTCTTTATCAAGCACATCGACGATGGACAACAAAGCATCGGTAGGATCAATATCATCAAGTGGTGAAGGGCTATATTTATTCCTGAAGGACTCGTACAAAACGCATTCGTTTTCCAGACTGCCGTCATTGATTAGCAATTGCAATGAAGCCCGTTGACGAAATGCCGATACAGGATCGAGAACGTTATACAGGAACTGCGTTCTATGTCGTGCTATAAAAAGCAAATCCCTTACAACGCCGAACAGGCATATAGAAATCATATCGAACGACCTGATATGCAAAACATTGACGTGTTTCAATTCCATCTTGCGAGCGGCAGCAAATGAATAAGGGGGAAAATTTTCAAGCAATGCGCTATCGTCCTCATCGACTTTATCCAAGTGCGCAATAACGGTAAACGGCGAAATTCTCCAAGAGCAATTCAAAGCCTGTTCAAGAAACGTAATATGGGAACCCCCATACCGCCTTTCAAACAATTCAATGAACATGCGGGCGGAACCTTTTGATTCAATAATCATGCCGCAGTATTCTCTAAGAAGCAGAAACGCTAAGCACTGCGCGAACCATCCCACGCCGAGTTTCGTGTTCAACGTGCCGGAGAATAAAGGAAACGCGCCATAACATTGGTCACGCAACATCGCATCATCGGCTGAACTTCTGATAAAGCCCTCCAAGGAAGCACCATCGGCATCGTTCGGTATGACGTAGGTCAATCGTTCAAGCCTGTCGAAAAAATACGTTGCATATTTCATATTCATCAAAAGTTTTCTTGCCAAGTCATGTGCGATATACATCGTAGGTCGGGACTCGGTATCTATACCCGTTTTAAATTCTGCATTTGCAGAACCCCGATACACCTTTGCATTGCTCATATAAGTATCAAACGCATCCTCCGCATCATCAACCTCCTCCTTATTGGTGCGCAATGCATAATATGAAGCGCCAAGTGAAAAACCGGATAGGTAATCATACAGAGCGCGTGCAAGACCGAACGTATGAAACACCTCCATGAAGGGGGTAGCGTCATACCCAGCATCATCTGGTTTTATAAAGCGTATCCCCATCAAATCATCTAAAACATCGGAGAGCAATTCCATCGCACGCAATTGAACGCCGTCAACATGCGATGAAAACGCAATCGTATTTTCAATCCCGATAAGGTGCAAGCCCGGAGGTACTGCTCGCATCAACTTACGGCGGGTCTCCCGTGAAGTATAGTTAAAGCAGGAACCCAATATCGGGAGTGCGCCTTCATCTTGCTTTTGCAATCTCCAATACATTCAGGAACCCTCCTTTTGAATTTCCTTCAACAATTCTACCATCGTTTTTCTACGCTTTGCGCTAACCCCGTCGTTCTCGCAATAAGCATCAAATGCTTCTAGGATAGAGGCAGAGGCGATCTTTTGCGTTGCACTATTGTTCAAACGCTTTGATTTTATTTCGCCCTTTGCCTTTGGGACGCTACGTACAAAATCAATTTCTGAAAAGTGGTCGCCTGCTTTTTCAATGGATGACCAGAAATTAGGTGTGGGTATCAAAAGCCTTTTGCACGATCCCTCCTTGATGTTGAATGCAGTAGCGCCGCGTTCTGCATCTGTATCCATATCCCGCCAGCAATGCTGCATGACCGCGCCGGGACATATCACCTTCACTTTACCGACCATGAATGTTTGCGGGATGTGGTAATGCCCGTTCACAATAAAGCGGAGTCCCTTTGCTTTAGCGATTACCTGTTCATCAATATCTGACTTTGTGGAGCAATGCCCGCCGTAATGGTAACCTCCTTTTAAATCGCAATGCGTAATCAAAACGTTTGAATTCAAAACGGTATTTTTCACAACATCCTTGGCAGCAGAATCGCCCAACCTGCTTTTATGCACCGTAGAATAATCAAGGCAGCCAAACGTGGAACCGTTAAAGGTGAATTCCCTTGTCGCACCAATACCGTCTACAATATGAACATGCTTGTTTTTCAAGCCGGTCCCAATAGAACGCAATAACGAAACGCCCGTTCCTTTATAGTAGTCGTGATTCCCTGCAACAAAAATGCACGGCATATCCAAACGCGCAAGCACTTGCGCAAAGCAAAGAAAAACATCAGAGGCAATATCAGACCTCCACATTAATCTTGATTCAAATAAGTCGCCGCAGAAAAACACGGCGCATATAGAATCTAAAACATCGAAATCGCCATAGATTTTTTGTATTATGGAAATGCCATCCTTCCAACGATGCGCACGTTGCCCTTCCTGCCAAGGGTGTATATGAAGGTCTGTCCAGAAAAGCACTGCACCTTTCCCCTTCATCATGGCGCGCCCCTTTTTATCTTACGTTGTAATGCGCGTCTTCGCGCGTCTAGTGTTTGGTATCTCCCCCTGAACTCCAGCAACGATGTCCTATGCCATGCAAACTGAAAATCTAGCCGTTGAAAATATGCCGAAAGCGGTGAAGGGTCACGTTCATCAAAACGTTTATCCGTGAATAGCCCAAAATACTTATCCTTGCCAGAGTTCAAATAAAGTTCATGTACCCGGTGTGCCCTATGCAATGCGCCCGGTACGCGTGCTTCACGTTCCCATCCTTTAAGGCAGGTAATACGATGCAAAATAGGAATGCGTTCGCGCCATTGTTCAACAAGCCGCATTTCGTATGTGCGCTTCCCTTTTTCGCATTTTGGTATGAGCACATCCTTAAAATACATTTCCAACGCACCTTTGGTAAAGCAATTCCGAAATTCTGGCGCGTCCTTTACCAAATCTGCGGCGCGTTTTTTTCCAATGCCGTCGAACCCTTTAATCCCGTCAGAAGGATCGCCGATCAACAATTTGCGAACATAAAAACAAAACGGCGAAGGCGCAACATCTGGATCGTTACCGTCCTTTTGTACGCGCCCACGTGCTGACTGCCAAAATGAAACACCGGTAATCGGGTTGTACATTCTGATTTTTCCATAGCGAAGCAATTGAATGAAATCCATGTCAGTAGAAACAATAATGTTTTCAACGCAATTGCTTACTTTTTTTGATTCAGCCAAGATGGCAATAATGTCGTCCGCTTCTAACCCAAAGAAGCTAACGCATGGAAGTGCTAAACGCGTATAAACATCTGCGAGCGCATCACGTTCATCATAAAATTCCAAGCGGCGTTGGTATTCTTCAGGGCGATGGGTTGCTTCCTCAAGGAGCATTTTCTTACGCGTATGCCGGTATTCTGGATAAACGCGTTCACGCCAAGAATTGCCAAGCGATTTCGCAATTACAACCTCGTCTGGAGAAAACTGGTCGATGATTTTTGAAAGCATGCCCAAGCAGGTGTACAACGTCCCGACGCGTTTCCCGTTTGGCGCGCGCAAATCATCTGAGGCGTGAAAGGCAATATGTTCAATATTGTCTCCATCCACCAACAGCCGGGTATGGGTATAATGATTCACCATAATCGGTCAATCGCCTCCGTAGAGTTTCATATAGCGCTCACGAATTGCCTCTATCGCCTGTGGTCGAATGTTTGGATAATCACGTACCCATTTCGCACGGGTATACTTGCAGCCATTGAATTGAAACGTCTTTGCTGCCTTTTGAAACATACCCCATGAGCACAACGTGGATAAGGTGCTCAATGCGTTTGAAAAATCGCCGCAACGCGTGTCAAAAAACAGAATAGCCTTTGCACCAGAAGGTGAGTTTGTTGCTTTGCTCTGAACCAAATTTACCTCGAAGCCGGACATCAATTGTTTTTGCGTTGCGCCGATTTTTTTAGCCTCATATATATCGCGTGCGAACGAAAACGAGAAACGTTGGTCTGCCGAAAACCTTATGCTTTCACCGCCAAGTGTTCCCTCTTTGTCGCGTTTTGTTGCAAAAGGATCGCCAAGTTTTCCAGCCTTTAATTGGTTGCAAATCACAAACAACATGCGTGAAGAGGCAAGCGGCTTTGCTATACGTCGCAGACCATCTGATAATGCGAACGCATGTCGCGCAATCCTGCCTTCGCCAACCCGTTTGCCACGGTCATGGATCGAACTGCTTTGTGCAACCGTATCCCAAAATACAACGGCCGGTTTCCCATCCAATATTTCAACAAGCGCAGAAACGTGTTCTAGCACGCGTTCAACATAGGATTCCTCATCATATAGAAGCATATCCTCATTCACGTGCAACGTGCGTATGCGGTCAATCGTAAGCCTGGATTCGGTATCAATAATTATCCCAGTAGCGCCAAAATCGTTTTGCGCTTGCCGAATCAACCCGCAACCAAAAGTCGTTTTTCCTGTTTGCGCCTTGCCATACAATTCAATCACCCTGCCGCCAGTAAACCCGAGTTCGTTATTAAACCCACCAGCCAAAACATCAACGACATCCAAGCCAGACGTAAAACGCGTGCGCACGTTTGCCGATGCTTCAGAAATCGGCACGAAAGAACCAGATGCCGCCTTATTTAATTTTTTAGCCAACGCCGCAGTTTCCTTAACTGCGGCGTTGGCGTCCTTCATCGCTGAAAGAACGTTGTTCTTTTTCATCACGTTTATTCCTTTGAAATGTCAACGCAATCGGTACGGACTTTGCAGGTCTTACAACCACGTTCCTTCATTTTCTCTTTTTCAAAAACACCGAAGCAATCCGGGATGTCCTCGATATTTTCGTTTTGCTCGGTATCGTTCTCCGTATCGGCATCGTCCTCGATGTCAAGATCATCATCGGACAAATCATCCTGAATATCCGCATCCTCCTCATCATCATCATCATCATCATCAACGTCCATATCGTCGTCTTCACCCGTAACGCACAGGGCAGCAACGGCTTCCTCCGGGTCTGCGTACCCAAGCAACCGCTCCAGCACGTTGTTCAAGTCTGCTTCAGTGGCAGGAACGACAAACCGCGAGCAGTCCACGCGCTGCTCATAAAGTTTGTTCGGCAATTCCACCACCTTCGCGGTAACGCTGACTTCATATTTCGTGCTTTGCTTGCCCGTTCCCTTGCGGGACACGACAGCCAAACGCGGTTCAGGCGGACCCACAACGATATTCTTTTTCAACGTGCCGTCAGCAGCAATGTCATCGTCGGTTGTTTCCGCGAGAATTGCCTGCGCAACCCCCTTGTACACCGTGAATGGGCACTGTGCGAGCTTCAACGTCCACGATTTGTTCTCCAAAATCGCAACGTTGCACAGGTACAATTCTGCTACTCGCAATTCTTCCGCCAGTTTCTTAACATCCGTCGGCGCGTTCACATTACGGCGGATGCCGTCAACAAAGGCGCAGATCGGGCAGTATTCATCCAAACCAAGCACCTTGCGGCAGATATGCGCCTCCGTCCGTTTTTCGTCAGGGAACGCACAAAAATGCCGCCGTTGAACCTCCCACCAACGATCAGAATTCGGTTCGGGATTCATCAGGAACACGCAACGCGTCTTGCCGTTTGGAAAACGGAAGAAATCCGCCTCGGAGCCGTGCGCATCAAGCAGCTTGTTCATTTTCGCAATGTTCACCCTGTTCGCCGGTAACCCTAATTTACCGGAGGCGCTTTTTTTGGCATCACCCGCGCCGCTTGCCGGTTTCTCCTCCTGCTTTTTTTCCCGTTCAAGCCGTTTCTTTTTCAATGCCAAAAGCCGTTCACGTTTGTCCATTGTTCGTTTTCTCCTATTCGTTTTTTGCCAAGCCACCACAAACAACAAAGCACCAAGAAAACGCAAGGTGCATATTGCCGTCTATTTCTGCCTATTGCAAAGAGTAGTCAATGATGCCTCCATGATTGCCTGAAATGTTACAGCAGCAACAATAGAACCGTCCGCGCAAACGCGTGCTGGAATAGGAAGCCTGATAACAAACGCTTCACCGTCCTTTGCTTTGTATAAAACGGTAAGGCCGACGTAAATATCACGTTCTACTTGCGCATCTTTCCTTTTGCAAAACAAAGAAGTGAACATGGACATCATTTGCTTCCTTGTAGTTCTAATTTTTTCAGTTCGCCCCATGAATCGCCATACGCAATATCAACCAATATTGGTACACCGTTCAGAAAAGCCTTTCCCACCAAACGTTCACCTGCGTGCTCCATTACTCTTTTTATAATACGCGCCGTTTTTAAGAGCGCATCTTTGCGAACGCTGAACAAAATGGAGTCATGCACGATGGACAGAATGCGAAATGGCAAATTGTATTTATGCTTAAGCCTGTCCAATGAAATCAACGCGTACAACGCGATGTCGCTTGCAGCACCTTGAATCGGCGTATTTACAGCCTGTCTGCATGCCTCTGAAATCAAACGCCGGGCATCCTTTGTAACAGGCGGTATTTTCAAGTTCTGTAAAAATCGCCATGAACCGGTTGGGGTGGGTACGTACCCATGCTTTTTTCCAAACGTAATAATTGCATCCTGACTGTCACGAACATGCGGGTATGCCATAAAGAACCCGGAGATAATCGCTGCTGCTGCATCAACATCTATACCCAAGGCGCGTGATAAACCGTATTCACTTTCTCCGTATACAACACCAAAGTTCACGCCCTTTGCTGCAACGCGTTGCTCCTTTTCAACATTTGTACCGTTTTGTATGTTGAAAATCTTCCGCGCGGTAGCATCATGAATATCCTGCCCATTCTTAAACGCATCTATCATCATTTTGTCGCCGGAGTACGCGGCTAAAACGCGCAGTTCAATCTGCGAATAGTCCGCGTCAACAAGGTATTCTCCTTTATCGGGTATGAAAATCTTCCTGATTATATTTACACCATCAACCTCCTCACGCGGTATGTTCTGAAGGTTGGGTTCCTTGCATGAAAGCCTGCCAGTAACCGTACCCGGTATCCGAAAATCGGCGTGGACATAACCGTTCGCATCAACGTTTTCACGCAAGCCGCGAACATAGGTACTCAATAGTTTTGATTTGCTTTGGTATTCGTCCACCAAGGTACAGAAAATATAAAGTTCTGAATCCTTATCAGACAAAGCGCACAACGTGCTGCGAACCTCGGTGCCGGTTTGCAATAAACCCGTTTCAGTTTTAGGCAGTTCTACCGAATATCCTGCGGTTGCTACTTTGGCGAGCAAGGTTTCGCCATTATAAACATCAAACAACATCGCACGTATTTGGTCATTGCTATTCGGATTGAATTCCACCTTTTTTGCTGCTGCGAGCAAGCGTTCTCTCGTAGGGCTTTTCAAGGTAGCCTTCTTTTCACGTATAACTGATTTGCGTTTCTCCTTAATATATGCAGCAACGCCGCGCAATGCCTTCAGTTTTTTCAACGCATTCGCAATATCATGCACAAGAGAATTTTCAAGCTCGTTCAGGTATGCCAAATCAACCCGTATGCCACGCGCCTCCACGCGTTGCAATGAATAAACCGCAGGGATAACGAGTTTTTTAAAACGCTGTACCAAGTCGATCCCGAACGGCAAATTGGATTCCTTCACCTTCAACCTGAATTTTTGCGCGTTCACAACGGATAAACGCGTCCACATTTTGTTTCCAATCAATGCCGTTTTCAATGAGTCCAATGCTGCGTATTGATAAAGCAAATCAGGTGGGACAAACGTATATTTTTTCTGATTTCCTTCGCCACGGCCAACAAAATTCTCTATGATCCCTTTATGCTTTGCGCATTTCAGTATTTGACATGAAGCAGAATCCAAATCATGACCTGCGCGAACGGGTTCAAGTGTTGCGTGCAGTGCTTCCGTGCATATCACAGGGGGAGAAACGGTCAAACCAAAGCGAACATTCGCAACATGCATATCATATTTTGCGTTGTGCGCGTACTTCACCAAGCCCTTATGCGTAAGCAAAGCGGTCAACGCCCATAGAGCAACCTTAAAATGCGGTGTCGTTGCGTTTTGGCGCGTTGACGCGTCGCCTTTACCCGCTTCATCGAACCGTAAAATAATGGAGGTTCGCCCGTCGCTGATTGCGCAGCACATAACAATGAATTTATCAGCCTCCAAGTAAGGTTTCAGGGAGGACGTTTCAAAGTCAAAGGCAATCGGGCGGTTATTTTTCAAGACGTTCGCAACGAACGTGCGTATTTGCTTCTCGGTAGGGTTGGTAATCAGTTTTGAATCAGAAAAGCCTGCGTGCTCCTTACCAACACCAAGGATATGCGTATAAAAAAACCGTATATCGTCCTTGAATTTTGGCAATTCATTCATATCACGCAAAACATATGCAGGATGATACGCGATTGAACACGGGATACCGTGTTGCTCATAAAAATTCGTTAACCGGTTTTTCCCGATGGTAGGTCTACCTAAAATGGAGTCAGATGCCGTGCCGCCAACGCATAATATCGCACGCGGTTTAACGCGTTCTATTTCATCGAGCAAAAAAGGCTTGCAGAGTTTCGCGTGTTTTTTAGAACGCAATTTGTTATCAGGCGGTCTGCACCGAACTGCGTTTGTAAAACGCACGGTATTCAAATCTATGCCAGCATCGCGCAACGTCGTGCGTAACAACCGTCCACTGTCACCAACAAAAGGAGTACCACGTTCATCTTCTGATTCGCCGGGAGCTTCGCCAACGATGAGGACGGGCCGATTGATTGGCCCGTCCCCATCCATGAATGGAGTTATGCAACCAGAACATAACCCGCATTCAATACAATTCGCATTTGTAAAGGATGGACGCGTGTCATCCATTACGATTTCGCTCCCTTCAACGTGGTGAAAATACGACGGGCAATACGCAATGCCTCCGCCTTGTTCATCGTGGAAACGTGCTTGTCCTTCACCTTCGTCTTGCCATGTGCGCGTACCCAGTCAACAATCGCCTTGCGCGTGCGAAGGGTGTCAGCAAACTCCTCGAACGTTTCAGGCAAATTGGCATCATCAGGCACCGCTTTCGCATTTTTTCCGCGCGTCTTTTTTTCAGCCTTCTTATTTTCAGGAGTGGTCTCCTTTTCAACCCCCTTCGCATCCTTTTCATTGGGTGCAACCGGTTCCTCCGCGCTTGTCGTCGTGCGCTTCGGCAGATGAACAAACGGCTTCAAAGCAGTCGCCCCCTCAATAGTGGCGGCGGGCTGAACGGTAATGCTCATCGTGATGCGGGTGTTGGACTGCAACGCGGTGGAAAGCGCCAGCAACGCGGTGGAAACTGCTTCTGAAAGCGATTTTGCCGTACCGCCGAGGTTGCAACAAACAGATTCACCATCCTCGTCTACGGTGGCAGGGACAGGTTCATCCTTCTTGGCGCGTTTGTTCTTCACAACTGGCTTTTTCGGAGCCTCCTCCTCTTCCTCGTCGGCCTCCTCTTCCTCCTCTTCCTCTTCCTCGTCGTCCTCGTCGGCCTCGTCGTCCTCGTCGGCCTCGTCGTCCTCCTCTTCCTCGTCGTCCTCGTCGTCCTCGTCGGCCTCGTCGTCCTCCTCTTCCTCGTCGTCCTCGTCGTCCTCCTCGGCGTCAACGTCCTCATCCAAAACGGAGTCTAATTCATCAACGAGATTTTCCTCCTCATCCTCGAACAATTCGTCATCCGCGTCAGTATCGCCAAGGTCGGCGTTTTCATCCTCGGACGCAACAATCTCGAACGCTTCAACGATTTCATTTTTCACGCCAGACTTGGTGCGTGCCGCCTTTTCAACCTTTTTCTGGAACGCCTCGTCATTGAACAAACCGTCAATCCATTCCCGCAAAACGGACGCCATTTCGTCGCCGTCCATTTCCTTTTTGAACTGCGGCTTGATTCCGAACTGCTCGTTAAACGATTTTGCCAACGAAATGCAGGAAGAACGATCTTTTTCATTCAGCGCCTTTGTTGCAATACTCATTGCATATTCTCCTTGATTTGTTTTGCAGCCTTCGCCGCGTTGTGCCTAGATAAACCCACCGAACGGCCTATACCATACAACGTTGGTTCACGTAGCCGCCCTATATGCCTACGTTGATTTCCCTCCTTTCCATTCACGCCACTTTTCAAACAATAGCCCCAATAAAGTTCAGGGTGGCAAAGCACCTTTGATAAACCGTTGTAATAATGCTCCTCAAAATCAATCCGAAGTTCAGCAACCCTTTGCTGCCGTTCTTGCGAATGATCTGGAAATTCAAACGCTATTGAATCCAACGAAACAAAGCGCATTGCGTATCGACCTTCACGCCGCAATATGCGTAATGCGGACTGCTTTGCGAGTCTATTCAGCAAAACATGATCGCCGAACAGAAGCGCGAACTGGAATACTCCACGGTTATACCGTAACAAATCAAGCACCATATCCTGAACAAAATCATCAACGTCGAAAACGTGGCTAGATAATGAATAAGCGTACCTCCTTGCTATCCGTCTTAACTTCACCATGACGCGTTCCAAACCCATAACAAATTCCCCTTTTTTCAGGCAGCGTATTATATCATATTCAAGGAGTCTATTCAAGTTTCTGGAAGCGTAATCAGGGCGCAAGCGGCATGCTCATAACCTCCAGCAATTTCGCCCTGTCCATAATAGGGCGTGCGGGATCAAACTGCACCGCATCTATGACGCTTTGCTTGTACTGCGAAACCAAATCTGCGTAATGGTCGATGCAACCTTTCAGGTATAAGTATTCAATACGGCACGTGTTCACGGTGCCTATACGGTGAATCCTGTTTTCGCTTTGGCGAAGGAGCAACGGTCGGTAATACAATTGATAATAGGTAGCGATTGATGAATGCGTTAGCGTTACAGATTCACTAATAGTGCCAAGCGTCGCAATAAGGTATGGATACTTGCCGTTCATCCATGAACGCAAATGCGTTTGTCTTGTAGCATCATCAACGCCGCCGTGGATAAATTCAGCATCATTTTTAAGGAACGATTTTAAAAACTCTGCCACTGCCCTATTCCAAACCCATATGATTCGTGGGCCGGGATTATCCGTCAGGCATGATTCAAGCAATTCCAGTTTCGGGGATTTAATAGAGCAACCACAAAGTTCTGGAAGGTTTTCAGCTAGGTGCAAACGGCGCATATAATCGGATATTGTTACCAGATTGCCATTGCGTTTGATTGCATCAATCAAATCATCCCTGAAACGTTGAACCCATTTTATAAACGGCGCGTCTGGCATTGCATAGCGTCGCATATAAATTTTAGGGGGAAGGTCTAAGCACTTATCCTTTGAACGTTGCAAACTCACCAACGAAATCTGTTTGTGCAATTCATCAATGTTGCGATAGCCTACAATCTTTTTGAACGTTCTGCCATTTGCCAGACGTATACCCGCACGTATGGTGTAACGTTGAATAAAGGAGTAATACGCACCGCCAAGCAAATCGGCTTTGTTCAGAAACAACAAAGGCGCATATAAATCCTCTGGTCTATCAGCAAGCGGAGTACCCGTTAAAATGATGCGCGCCTTTGCATAACGTGAAAGAGAAACAAGCGCACGCGTAGTATTTGAACTGATGGATTTTATACGGTGGCATTCGTCCAAAATAAGTAATGAATTCGTATAACGCAGTAAGCACATCAACAATTTGGCATCATACCCGCTAGATAAATGTAAACCCTCATATGAAAACGCGCCTTCGCAGGATGATTTCGAAAGTAAATCATAGTTCAATAAATAATAGGTTGCTCCTTTGATGTAAAATTGCGCACGTTGTTCCTTGCCTACGCCGGAAATAATGTTAACGTTGCGGCACCCGGTATGCAGTTCGATTTCTTCACGCCATGTTTGTATCGCAGATTTTGGGCAAACAACAACGCACGTATCAACAACATTCGAGTTTCGCATTTCTTCAAAAGCATAAATTGCCTGAAGTGTTTTGCCTAACCCGCAATCATCAAACAACGCGAAATTCTTTTTACGCGCCAACGTTGCTATACCAACCGCCTGATGTTTATAAAGCGGGGTAGGTGGAATGAAACCAGACGGCAAACGGTAGCGCTTCCGTTTATCGTTAACACGTGAAATGGAGGGAAACACGTGTTTCAACGTACCGCCTTTCATTTCATGCTCCATCCTACCCCGCATGGGCGCAAGTCAGTTTTTCTTTTTCAGCCGCATAATCGAACGCCTACGAATGCATTGCTTCAACCGTTTTTCAACATGGACACGCGTGGCTTCAATCTGCCCATGAACATCCTCCAATGATTTGTTCAACAATGCTTCATAGGCGCGTAATGAATCTGCGGCGGACGCAAGCGTTTTAATACGCGTTTTGAAAGAGGAGGGGCGCGTTTTCAAATCAGCCAGCAGATCGTTTGCTTCATTTTGTACGCGCCGAGCCGTTGTTGACACCGTAAGGGCAACCAATTCCTGTATGCTCTCCTCACTATTGCTTGTACGCGCTACAGAAAAACGCCGTAAGCGAATCGCGCCACGCCTGCTTTCTACTTCCTGAAGCGCGTTGCATAATTTGTCAAGAATACCGGAGTTCTTTGCGGGGATAAAATAAACACCACCAGTATCCCGAAGCGAAACGGCATCGCAATACCGTTCAATGACCCTGCGTATGGTCATGCCTATTTCGGCAGCAATCAACCCGCCTTCATTCCTACCCATTGCGCGCAAAATGGAATCCAGAAATGGCGATTTTTTGCCTTCATTGCGAACACTTATTTCGCCCGTCTCCTTATCCATTACAACCGCTTCACGCATCGACCCCAACCAAGAAGCGGTAGAAACGTCTGTATCTTCCTCCACAATAGCATAGGCAATCTTTTTATCATCCTCACCAATTTCACGTAGAACGCCATTCCCGATACATTCGTTCAATGCCCGCTTCAGGTACGTGCGTTTGTCCGTTCGTTTCACGCATATACCTATGTTCTCCTTTTTCAACGCATCGGAAAGTTTTGCACGTGAAACATAATCACGGACGGACCATGCCACCACTTCACCAAACTGCATTGCCTTTTCGTTCATCGTTCATTCCTCCATTGCTTAATCTTTAATCCCTGTAGCGTTTGCGCGCGGCACCAATAATGCCACTTACAGAACGTTTAAGGTAATCTGCGAGGTTCTCCGTCGCCATATTACAAAAGGAATGCCAATCGAATAGGTCGTCGTGCTTTGTCCTGTTAGTAGCTTCTGGAGGCATTTCTCCATCTTGAAAAAACATGCCATACAAACGCACCTTCTCGGCGAACTCCACAGGTGAATCGCAACCGCAGCTATATAGCATTTCCGTTTTTCTTTTAAACTGCGCCTTGACATTTTTCGAATCGGCATACGGAGTCATATAAACAAAGGACTCGCCAAAAAATTCGCTGAAGCCATCGCTCAGGAAAACCACATCACAATATTCAAACCGTTTATCCGTTTTGTAAATCTTGCTTGCATGCGCAAGCGCACTTGAAAACAATGTACCACCGCTTGATATTGGGTTTAGCAGGTACTTGGTCAATTGCGTTGAAAGGAAGGACTCGTTCATTGTTGGAACGAAAACGTTGGAGGATAAAATGCTTGAATTGAATTCAACAATAGCAACGTTCCTCCGCAACCGGTAAAGTAGCTTGGTTGCAAACGCGGTAGTCAACGCGGAAAGTAAAGCGCACAACGGTATAGAACTGCCATCAATAGAAACCTTGTTCGAGGTAGACCCGCTGCGATCAACCAAAAGGATTACAGGGCCATTACCAACATCGTCTACACCGTCCCGGACAAGTATGGGCAAGGTTTCCTCTGCAATCTCCAAATCAATTTTAACGTCTAGATCATCATCAACCCAGTAAGTCAATTCAGAAGGAGAAATGCGCGCCAAATTGCTTCCGTTTTTAATAGTAACGGATTCTCCCGTGCCGTGTCTTGATGCATCAGCAAAACCTAAAGAGGAAACGCCGCTAAGCCTCCCAAATAATCTCAGCGTTTGTATCAAACACGCGGTATCTTTATTGCTTTTCAAACCAAACTGCGCCAGATCAAATGCGTATGGATAAACGGAATCGAGCGAACTTCCGTTCCCTGCAAATTTACCACCAACACCAGCCTCGGATTCAAACGATGCACTCTTTATATGATCAGCAATCTTTTCGAACATATTGAATTTCGCCATATGCGTATTGCAATATGAACTTCCAATGCCTGTTTTCTTACCAAAGAAAGAGGGGTCGGTGCTGTTTTTCCAATCTTTTATTTTGCAAATAGCGTCATTCTTAAGTTCGCAAAGGTCAACGTATGAAGGTTGCGAACCCGTGCCCTGTTCGCTCTGCTCGCCGTTCTCCTGCGTGCCCTGTTCGCTTTGTCCATCCGCGCCCTGCGTGCCCTGCGTGCCCTGTTCGCTCTGCTCGCCGTTCTCCTGCGTGCCCTGTTCGCTCTGCTCGTTTTGTTCGCCGTTCTCCTGCGTTTTGTTTTTCATCCATTGTTCAACAGCGTCTTTAATATCCCCTTTTGCCGCGCTATGTATCATTTGCGTGAAGGGTGAACCGTAATTATCCGTGAACGGAAACATCGTGCTTAGCTCCAGATAATCCACGGCAGCAAACGCGGCACGATCCCATGAATGAAATGGAACGTACAATTGATCCAATGCGTATGCTTTGCTTTCAGTATCGTCCTTGTTGAACTCGCACGCAATGCCATATGAATGGATATTTTCAACGTCGATATTCCTAAGCACCTCATTGGTGCCCATGTAAAACAATTGGGCAACGTCGTGAAACATCGTATCAGCGGAAAGCAAATATTGTCTGGCGCGTACCCGATCAAGGAGTGCGTTTGAAAATGCCCAGCAAAAGCGTTTAATAAACAAACGCAGCATCTGGCTTCTGCGCGCAACGGTTGTTTTCGATGTTTCGAATTTAAACGACAGGAAAAAGGAACGGTCGATGCCTTTGGGGTACTGCTGGTTCCTGCGTTCATATCTTGATTTTTTGTTGTATTTATCGAAGCTATCAACATCAAACGCGCCTTGAATACTGATGCTCTTGATTTTCAAACTTTTTGGCATACGTGCCAACGCATCACGCAAAAGTTTCTTGTGCGCCAACCGCACAATAAATGTATTGATGATGAACTCCGCTGGGTTGTCCAATGCCTCTGTTCTGCTGCCAAGAGCGTTCATTAATTCATTCACCAATGCGCCTGCGTATTCCTCGAACGCGTTCGCCGTGCGTTCGGCAATTACATCAACGTTCACCGCCTTGGAACAATTATGGAGCAGGTTAAAAAAATACCTGCCGTCGCCGGAGGGGTTTTGCAACGCGGAGTTTCTCATAAACTCTGATTCGCACAGGAACATTTTGCTGCATACAGGAAAGCGCAAATCGCATTTGAACTTTGTAGAACTTTCGGTGAGTATTTGCGATTTATCCAGATTTACAACGCCCGCGCCTTCCTCACCATCGAATACGGAAAATACAAATGGTGATACCTGCTCGGTGCAACGGTATACAACCCATTTCCTGTTTTGCGTGCCACCGTTGTAGGGTTCAAGAGCGCGTTGCTTTTCTGGATTAAAAACAACAAGCGCCTTTTTCTCATCGTTTTCCATGTTGTTTTCCTCCTGCGCTATAATGCAACGCGTGCCGTAAGGTCATCTACCATTCGCATAATCTCCCCGCGCGCCGCTGATGTAAGTACTTGCGCCGAAGCCTCCTCCAATTGGGAAATGGCGTTCGCAATAATTGACCGTTCATTGGAAGCGGACGCGTGTTCATATACGCGAAGGCAGCTATCAACATATTCCTGATCCCGCATTGCGGGTTCAATGTACCGGTATTGTTCAAGGGCGCTGTTCACTTCATCCGCGTTTTCGCCATTAAACAAGATGAAGCGCAACGCGTACAAATCGCGCGCCTCTACCGTATAGGAATCACGGCACCACGCAATTGCGCGCAATGCTTTGCATGCCTTTTTCCAACGCCTGTCGCTTACCGCCATAGAGGCGTTGTCTGCAAACTTCGCACGCAAGTTAAACAATTCGAGCAGGACAGCATCGGGCAGTTCAACGGATGCAATGTCTTTTTTTGCAAGGTCAATGGCGCGGAGTCCTATCGTCGAAACCCCGTTCACGTTTGAAAGTACGTCGTTCGATTTCAACATGCGTAGGAAATCGCCTTGGTTGTTTGTGGGAAGGTAATCAACGCGTGCGCGAAACAGGAAACGATCAAACACCGCGTCGTTTTCTTCCAATGGCAAGTAATTGGAATCAGAAAACACGCTACGCAGGTTTAACTTGATGCGTTTGCCGCCGTTTTCTATTTCACGTTCATTTAATACGCGTACCAATTCGCGCAACGTGGAACCGCGTGCGCTGAAAATTTCACTGATGTGCGCGTAATAACACCGTTCATCCGCCATCGTGTTTTCTAGGTTGCGAACCCAAACGCCGCGTTCCTTCAGAGCACGTGGATCGAATGGGCCGACCAACGCTTCAGGCGAACTTTCCTTTGATAAGGTTGCCCTGAAAACCTGATTGCTATCATCCGCAAGGTGGCTTGTCCAATAATCAATCACCTGCGATTTGTTGCACCCCGGCGGGCCGATCAAAATAGAGTGCTCGTTTGTCAAGGTGGAGTACACCAGCATCTCAACCAGATGATCCTGACCCACGCAATACTTTTTCGCGCCGCTCACCACCTTGTTGATTCTAGCGCGAACCATCTTGGTCACCTTCACCATTTTTTCCGTTTTCATTTTCATTCTTGAAGCCTCCATTATCGTTTATTGCGCTTTTTCAAAACGGCAAACAACCTGTTTGCATTGCCTCCTTTTTTTGGTATAGGTTTCGTTTTGTGCGCCCTCCTTGATTTTTCCTTGTAATCACGGCGAACCGTTTTGCGCTTCTCTCCATAATGAGTACGCAGCGCCTCCAATGCTGCATATCTGGAATGAAACGGCCCATTCAAAGTAACTAAAGTATCGCCGTCCTCATCAAACGCAGTAATGCTTTTTACGTTGTAGCGTTTGCCCATCGTAAAATCACACCTTGAAACCGTAGGTAACATACCGCAATCCTCCATTATATCCTATCTAAGTACCGCGTATTATATCATATTCAAGTAGCGCTATTCAAATCAGCATCTTGTGCTTTAAAGCCAATGGTTCTGCGCGATTAAGAATCCTATTGACATTATTGCTTATTGGCAGACCAACGTTATCGGCAGGATCGCCCTCATCGCGCCTTGGTGTGAAAATAAATACGTTACAATTTGGCACGTATTGCTGAATAAGAAAAGCGGCGTGAACTGCCTTTTTTATTGCATCATAATCAAACGCAACGCAAATGGAACGTATGCCTGACTTCGATAATGTTTCCAATTGAAACCGGGTTAATGAAGAACCAAACGCGCCGATTGCATGCCCGGATAATGAAACAGTATCCAATGGGCCTTCAACCAAGATCACCGTTTCTGCGCGCGCCTTTTGTCGCAACGCCGAGGTGCCAAACAGAACGTGCTTTTTCACACCCGTCGGGTTCAATGATTTTGCCTTGACGGTGCCTTTTGAAATCGTCCTTGTTGTGTAATATGAAACCTCTCCGTTCAAACGTTCAACGAAAATAATATGCCCATATTCACGCACGCGTTGGCTTTTATCATCGCGTGCGCTGGCACAAAATAAAAGTTCAAAACGTTCCCAATGTTTTGGCGTGAACCCCCTTTGTTTTAAATATGCCCTTGCTGGAAAAGCAAGTGGTGAATTTATTGGTACGCAGCCAAAAGGTAAAGCAAGATGTTGTTCCTCCTCCTTCTCCTTTTTGGTATGTTGTAACAAAATATCAAGTACCGCTTCACGTGCGCCTGCTGGGTTGTTTTGTTTGACAAACTGCTTAAGCAGGCGTTCTACCCGTTGCTTTGCTTCCTCAATGCCGATGTTTTCAAGTTCAGCAAGCAGGTGATGTAACCGTTTGTTTCTGCCAAACTCACAACGAAAACAAAAGAACACGCCTTTGTCAGGATTAATATAGAGCTTGCCCTGCCTACCACATTTCGGGCACGTTGCGACAAGTTCATCGCTGGCAAACCTGTGCTTTATATCAAGGCGTGAATCCAAGTAATCATGTATTTTCACGGCACCACTTGCCTTGTACGCAATTGATTCTGTGCTTGCGCAATGGTTTGCGTATCGGTATTTTCATTGCAAATGATTTGTATGCCCTCATGTCCTCCTAATCTGTTTTTCAACAACATAAGCCTGAACCGCCCCGCACGTTTTTCCTCATCATGTTGTGCTAAACCAATAACAACATCCGAATGCTGCGCTTTTTCAATCGACTCCCAGATGTCCTGCAAACCTATCGTGCGTGATTTGTACGCCGAACGTCCTGTTTGCGAAGCGGTCCACAACGGCGCGTGCAATTCAGACGCAAGCGTGCGCAATTGAATTATCACGTCGCCGAGTTCTCTGTAACGCCCGATGTCCATACGCCCGTTTTGTTTTGATGGACGTATTAAATCCGCGTAGTCCACGATAACAAGATCAATCTTGCATTGCTTTCTGTCCTGCAATGTTTTCAAGTAAGAATGAATGTCGCTAACACTAGCCGAATGCGCGGCATATTCCTTGATAAACAAGCGTCCTTTAGCACGTTGCGTCGCGCGCATTACGTGTTTCGCAAATCCTGCTTTCGTTTTTGCGAACGCATTTGCTGCAAAGCCGGATAAACGCGCATCGTACCGTTGGCTGACTACCAATTCGCTGATGTCGCCGATAGTAATATGCGCAACGTTGTACCCGGCGATTAATGCGATGGCACCAAAATTCACCAACAACATTGTTTTTCCGCGCCCGGCGGGTGCCATGATAATACCCAAGGTGCCCGGTTCCATGCCGCCACGAATCCGTTCATCCAACATAGGTATCCCGGTAGGTACGTTTTTTGTTGAACGACGTGCGTGAGTGTAGGCGCGTATCCGCGCACGCGCCTCACGAAAATCTGTACCAAGTGAAGGTTCAGAATATCGTGAAGAATCTTCCAGTGCGCCCTGTATGCGCGTCATTATTTCATCATATTTGCCATTTGACCACGCATCTGCACTTTCCATCAATGCCAGATACAGCGAACGCCTGCGCGCAAATTCTGATAAGTGGTCTACAACGAATTCGGTTTGCGTCTTTGTCAACGGCGTAACCGTGTTTAAAAAACCAACCGCCTTCAGAACGTTCTTGCGCACAGGCGATTCACGCGGCATCTGCTTTGCTTTGGCATGCAACGCGGAAATAATCATCGAGTATGATGGCGCGTGCGCATACAGTTTTCTAAGCGTATTGAACAGTTCGGCGATTTCACGATAGTCGTCCCTGCTGAACCAGTTAGGATTTAACGTAATATCGTGCTCGCTGAACACGGCGAAGCGGATAACGTCGCGTTCAAATACCGCGCCAAAAATATCCTTTAATTTTTGGTTGTCTGGCGTAGTGCTCCCCAAAGCGCTATCTCCCCTTTCCTCCATTTTAGTCTTTTAAGCGCAGCAAATTGATGCTAGTGCGTATCAAGGTAATCTTTGTTCAACGAATATACAACGCCGTCCCACCGTTCAAGCAGACTGGCATTTTGTTCAACAGGTGGTTTCAAAATAGATATGGAGGTATATGAACCATATCCCGGCAGAAACCCGCTGCTGATTTTCCATAAACGTTCTATGGGATGAATGCGTATTAGAAGTTTCGGGTGAACAATTGTCCTACAAGTGACCACCAGACCAAGCAACGTTTCATAATTCAAAGGACCGCTATTGCTGACCAAAGTGTCATATAACTCAAAAAATTCCGCAAGCCCCGAGGCATGGTTATCCGTCGAACGTATGCGCGACATTTTTAATTCTGCGGCATAGGAATGTTTGGATAAATGCAGCGCAAGAATGGTGGGTGTTCTTTTTAGATTCTGCGGCAGAACAATTTCACCGGCAACATCCATGCTCAGAACATCGTTCACATAATCAAAAACGGTTTCACGGCATGCGTCCCGCGCGAATTTTGTAAGGTTGTTCGCCATCGTAATGCTGATAGTACGATCAAAATCCCAGTATGAATTGGCGCAACGTATTCCATGCCGTGAAAAAGAGGCATATAATCCAGTCACCGCGCGAACACGGTTTATGGAAAGTAACGTGCTCGATGGTTTGCCGCTGAATCCAGTACCCTGCTCGATTTTACGGTAGTCAGGTTTGTTATGTCCACGTCCATGCACAATTTGTCGCAATATATGTCTCCTGTTTTTTCATTTTTTATGTAGGACAGTTTATTTCCGTTTTTTATATAAGGCGATCTTAAAATTTTTCCACAGGATGTGCATTTCAAAATTGGTTGCTTAGTTTCATCATCAAACGCGTTGTCCCCTGAACCAAGCATCTTGTTTTTAACACCTCCTTTCAGCCATCAAAAAAACGATAATCAACATTTTCCCAGCTAATACTTCCCAACCACACCCGCTATTATATAAAATCCAGAAGCCCTTATTTGTAAATAAAAATTCATGTAGGCGCGAATCGCACTGCCGTCATTGACGATCCGCGCACATACCCTGTGAATGAGATAACGCGTTTACGTAAACGCATTTTTCATTTTTGATGTTTTAATTTCCGTTAGCGGGTGGGACCGGAAGTGCTTGCGAAACAGCTTCTGCCTTGCGTTTGCGTATGATGTCCTCAATCAAAACTTCCAAATACGCATCCGCGACGTAGCGCAATGCATCAACGCCTTCCTTTTTCGCGTATTCGATAGCCACTTCCTTCGCAGCATTCATCGCGTTTTGTTTTTCTGCTTCGCTCCATGTCCCGTTTGCCTTCATCTTTTTCACGTAGGTTTTATAAACCCGGTCAACGCCGACCTCGGCAGCCTCAAAAACCGTATCGAATTTTTTCGATTTCAGATTCTGATATGCCTGCGAGGATTTAAAAGCAACCCATACTGCGGCGACGATAGCAGCGAGCACTTGAACGAACAGTTCGCTTTCAAGCAAATTCGTGAAGAAATCTTCCATAGTGGCAACCTCCTATCTTGTTTACTTCGCAGTTAAGCCGTCAAACAACGCCGCCACGATGCGAACGCGCACAGGTAGGTACTTTTGTTGCCTGAAAAGCGCTGCGTTGCTCTACGGTTGTTTTTTGAACTGTTCAAGTGCTTTGCCGATAGCAAAAAACACTTCATTAAAAGGCGCGTTGATAAACTCATTTTCGTTGCTTGCTTTTGGGTATAACGCATACGCGCAAACATCGTCCAAAGGAAACAAAGGACCGGGGTCTATTTTTCTTCCCGGTGCGACATCATCATGCCCCAAAATAATATTGATTGAATAATGTCTGCACAAAAGCCTGCACAGATTTTTAACAGCGTTTATTTGCGCACTAGGAAAGCATTCCCAATAACCAGACGGCTTTCCATATTTGTGCGTTGCATATTTCGCATCAGACCCAGGTATGACTGTCCCTGACCACGTTTTTAAAACGCCATTTGCCTGCTCATTCAAAAGACCCCAGTTCGCAATTTCAATACCGATAGACCAGTCATTCAAATTGCGACGACCTTTCCATTCAGAAATACCGGCGTGAAACGCTTTTAAATTCGTCGGCACCATTTGCGTGATAACGCCGGTTCTGTCTACAACGAAATGTGCGCTGACATACGCCTGCTCGTTTTCAGAAAGCCACGAAATCGTTCCAGATGCCTTACCGCCTGCGGTGTAATGGAGCACGACGGCTTCAGGTATGATAACTTCACCACGCCCATAATTGCGCGCACGCATGAAGCCAACACCAGTTAAAACATCTTCCTTATTTTTCGTTTCAACAAACATCTTTATTCCCTCCTGAGCCATTCAAAGAACGCTTCTGGAATAAAGCGAAGCAACGCCGCTACCAATGCAACAAGCAATGAAATCATCGCGGTTGTTTTCGTGCGTTGTGCCTCATGCGCCAGCTTTTTTGTGTTTTCATATTCAATAATGTGCGTTTCCACCAATGATTCAATCCTGGTAAGACGATCATGCACGGAAGGTACTTTCGGTGTGCCTTCTGTTAGTGAAGTAAGTTTGCTTGTCAAGTTTTGCAAATTTGCTTCAATACGTGCAGTCTTTACAGCGTTTTCATTAGCTGAATTTTTTACATCGCGTAAAAGAGCAAGGCACAGGTATTGCTGCCCCGAGCCGAGGAAACATTCTCCTGCGCCTCTGCCTTTTTGCTCGTCTGGCGTCATTGAATCATCCATTCAACGTTACTGAACAAGCACACCAAGGTCTAGCTGAACGCGTAAAGGGCGCGGAAATAACTGAACGCTGGCTTCGGACGGGATAACGGTGATGTCGGTGAATAATGTGCCCGCACTATCCTTCGCAGTAGGGTTAACACCAACCGCCTGATAAACAGATTTGTCTGCTTTTTTCACCGTGAACACAACGTACCCCAAATGCTTTGCACCACCGGAAGCAAGCGTTCCCTTCCACGTGGTGTTTATGCTGCCCTGCGTCGTTGTTGCTTTAATGTTAATTGCGGTCAACCCTTCGCCCTCCACTCCCGTATATTCAAGCAACGATGGGTTGTAGGGGATTGAAACGAACAGTTCGGTAAGACCAGAATCCGCTTGGTCTACAAATATGCCCACCCGTACCGTATCGCCCACGCGCGCGGTCGTGGTGGCCGCGCCCACCACCGTCTGAGTGGCGTGGGGCACATAGAGAGTCGCGCTTGCGAACGTAGCCAGAAAAATCAAAGTTTTCATCGTGTCTCCTTTCACGGAATGACCCGTGGATGTTCGCTTACTGTTGGTGAATTGAACGCGGTCAACGTACAGCCGCCGATCTGGTCCTGAAGCCCGCGCATCAGGTCCCAGTAGTGAACGAGGTGCGCAGGCCGTACGGTACGCGGGCTAATGCCCTTTGCCAGCGTGGCGACATCCGAGGCAAGCTGGGTCAGGTAGAACATGGTGTCAGTCCAAATGGCCACCTCGGCAACGTCGCCCGCAATGGCCCGGTACGTACCCATGCTGGAAATGGTCAGTGATGTAGGTGTCCCGTTTATTGTGCCTTTGAGGCTCGAAGCAAACGCCGCGCCGTCAAGCGATACGTTGAGGCCCAACCCTGAGCACACAATGACGTTGTGCCAAGTACCCGCCGTGAATGACGTGGTTGTGCTGACGCCCTTTTCATCGCCGCTCCGCACGGAGACCCATCGCACAGGATCCTTCGCGACGCTGCCAGCCGCGACCAGACGCACGTGATCGCCGCCCGAAAAGTCGAGCTTCAGGATGGTGTGATCCGCCGTGACATTCTCAACACGGAACCGCACACAGAGAGACCAGCCGCCGACCGGGTCTGTGTAATGGGGAAGGTTCGCTAATCCACCCTCGACTTTCAGGTATGAGTCCAACCCGGAGTCCGTTGCGTGTTTGGCAAATTTGTAGGCCATTACCCAGCCCTCCGCGCATCCGTGATCAAGGCCGCCCGTTCGGCCGTGAGCGTTCGCTCCAGGTATTTCGCCACAGCCGGGTCGCGCACCAGGAGAGCTGCCGCCGCGTGTGCGGCGTCCGTATCCGAGCCGCATTCCATCACCCTCGCAAGGTGTTCGGCTTGGCCCTCTTTCACCAGGCGGGCAAGCGCAGCCGACGTGTCACGGATGGTGATCTGTGTTACGATCCGCGCCAGCAATGAGGGGTCCGCATCCGCGATCAGCATGTCGAGGGCCTCATCGCCCTCCGAGCCCTCTACCCGCGCGGCGACTTCGTACAGGAACCACTGGCTCCAGTCTTGGCGGTACTTCTCCGGGATCACTTTCTCGCACAGCACAGTGAGCGATTCATCCTCACCATCGGGGTGATCTTTCTTCCACCAGTCGAGAGCCTCTGTACACGCACCCCACGCCTTTAACAGATCGAGCGTTACTTTCATGGCGTCTCCTTGATGTGAACCGCAACCAGCTCAGCGTCACCGGTGGCCGTGTCGGCCGCGTTGTCGGCATCTCGGTACACTTTGATTCGGAACGCCTCGCCAGCCGCTACGCTGTCCATTTCCGCGCCGTTCGCAAACGACAGAGAGGCTTTTTTCGTGTAACCAGACGTGCTGGATGTCGTAACGGTAACCGACTTGGCGCTGGCAAACCCGTCGGCATCGAGATCCTGTACCTCACTACCTACGCGCTCGATCTGAGCACACCACACGACGTCGCCCGATGTGGCGCTTGTGGCCGCAAAGACGATCTCTACAGTGAGCCCACCGCCTGCATACCGGATGGGCAGCACATCAAGCCACAGCGCCGATTCATCGGTCGCGGCGTCGAAATCCAGCACGGGCGTATTGTTCCGCGTGTCGCGCGTGGCATAGGCTGTTGCAGGGGGGAAATAAGTGCTGGGTAGCAGCGTGCAGAGCGTGTCAGGACCTGCGGAACCACCAGAGACTGTTGCGAACTCAAGCCCCGTCTCGCCAACGTTGACGCGCACGTATTTGCCGCCTTGCGAGGTGTAGGCCGATGGCGCGTCCGACAGATCGGTGAATGCCGACGCACCGCCACCACCGGCGATGAACTCCAGCGCGGTTTCTCCGCTGTTTACCGCCACAACCTTTCCGGCCTGTCCGGTGTATGCAGCGGGAACGTCCGACAGATCCGTGAACGCCGATGCACCGCCCGTGGCTGTAGCCCACGCGCCGCGCCCATCACCGTCGGATGTCCACACCTGGCCGGATGTTCCTGCCGAGTTGATCATGTATGCGTAGTTGGCATCATTGTTGGTCAAAACGTCCGTCACGTCCGTCAGCGCGGCCTCGAATTCGGCTTCGGTGTCTACTGCGCCCATATCATCACCGCTGCCGCTTAAAAAATTGGCACGCGTAATTTCACGCACAGCAGTGAGGCTGGTATCATAGATTAAAAGCGTATCTGCATTATCTATTTCTGTTCCGTCCACCCCAGCTGTAATCACCAACGCACGCGCATCTACGGAGCCGCTAGGCCCAATGGTGAGCGTATCCGATGTTTGCGTATCCGTTACGGTATCAGGTTGTATTTTTCCACCATCAATCAATCCCGCACTATTCGTTAAAACATTCGCACCACTTCCTACCGTCAAAGTTCCCGGTACTACAAGCGCAGAACCATCAGAGGATAAAATGCTTGAATCTTGCAACAATTGGCCCGTATCACCGTCGAATAATGCAATGGCATTATCAGTGCTTGAAGCCGGTCCTGCCACATTCCCGGTACCTGAAGGTACTGCAAACGTTCCATCAGCAGCGAGAAATTTTCCTGCGGCGGCATCACCAGCACCGGGAGCAGGGACAATACCTGCTGTGCCGCCAGAACCACTATCGCCCACCATTACAGGCAGAACAGTCGGGGATAATTCAGAAGCGAACTCCCATGCAGTTTCTCCAGACGAAACCACAATAGGATACCCTGCTGCGCCTGTATAAGAAGTTTCACCATCGGACAAATCAATAAGAGCGACTGAACCATCTTGCGCCGCAGTTATTCTCCCTGCACTATCCACAGTAATCCCTGCGAGTGTATATGAGTCAGCAACAACGCCGGATGCGCTTAGCTGGGTGCTTGTAACCGTCGCCGTTTGTATCTTCCCACCATCAATCAATCCAGCACTATTAGTCAAAACATGCGCCGAACTCCCCACGGTCAACGTTCCCGGTATGACAATTGCGCCAGCATCTGAAATGGTTACGGTACTGTTTTGAGCGGTATCCCCGTTTGTTCCATCCCACCTCATAGCCGCGTTGTCCGTGCTGGTGCCGGGACCGGTAACGGCTCCAATACTCGGCGCTTTGAACGTTCCATCAACGCAAAAAAACCGGTCTAAGGTACCCGCCGTTGAATTTGGCAAAAGGCCGGACACACCAGCAGCAGATTCTGTAGCACCTTGATAAATGTCCGTAGGCAAGACCACTTCTGTCATTGTTAACGTAGTATCGCCATTAGAAACTGGAGCAGTACCTGACGCACCCGCCGTGCTCATAGCTTCAATGTTATCATTGTCCGTAAAAACATTGGTTACGTCGGTTAGAATGGTTTCGAGTTCTGTTTCAGTATCAATATCCGCTTCGGATAAATCGCCGTATGCTCCCACAGCGTTCGCCGGAATAAGCATGCAGTCAACCGTTGTATCCGTACCATCCTCAAGAGCAATGGCGAATGCTCCTATTGAATTCGCCGTACCTCCTGAAATTGCTTTTCCAGCGGTGGTGGAAGTGACAAGATAATCCCCGTTTGTAACAGAACCAGAAACCGATACGGAATAAACGCCGAATAACGCAACCTTGCCGGTTGCATTATTGTCTATCGCCTCTGCTGTAATACCTGCAACGGGAGTATCTCGTTCCGTTGTGGTTGTTTTGAACGCAAGTGCGTTCGAATCATCAATAACCACAATGGAATATTGCGCTACCTGACTTCCCGATTTATTTGTAAGGCGCGATGTTCCGAATTGCGCGCAGGCGACAATCGGGAAAGTAAAAGCAAGCAGCAAGCAAATAACAATACGCCGTACCATCGAGATACCTCCTTTTAGGACTTTGCTCTATGTGGCAACCATACGTTTCGATACACCTTGCGTTTCGAATTGCTGATTACGGAATCACGCGTGTCCAAATCAAATATCTTGTCGCCCGCTGTGATTGAGCATAGTACAGTTTGCTCGAAAGAGTAAGACACTTTTTGAAACTCCAAATCATATTCAGTATCCGTGACTAAGGATTTAACACGTAGCTTATAATTTCCGGGCTTATGCAAAACAAGAACCCGTTCAAGGGAGAGCGTCCACTGCTCAGGATTCGGCTTATATTCAATCAAGTGGTTTATGGCAACGCATGCCGCTGTTTTTACGGTCTGCACACCCGGAGCGCGGCGCAATGATAATCGTCCACGTGATAAAGGCACCTCCTGTTCGTTGTATTTCGGCACCCTGTTTTTTATTTCAAACAACATGCGCAGAAGCATTGCGTTCGGTATCGAATTTTTAAGCAAGTAGAGCGAACGCAAATTGGGATAGTCGTTCAGCCAATCCTTCAACGTGGCATACCCGTTTATAAAATCCATGGTGGGTTCTATCGACGAGGCATTCTTTCCACCATCCGCGCTGAAAAACCTGTAATCCTTTGTAATGTTTACGCGGTCACCTGCTTCGCCCGAATCAAGTGTCGGGTCGTCTGGCATCGTTGTTGAATCCCAGTCAACATCACCCGTGCCACGGTATTCATCCTCGAATGCTTCCTCTCCTTCTATTTTTACGTGCGCAATACCATCACGGGATAGTTTGCGCGTAGCATTCACCAAAACATTATAGTCCGTGGTAACAACATCCCGTTCCTGTATGACAAAGGTATGCGAAACAGTGGTGCCATAATCCTTCAAATATACGTAATCATCAACGTCAATATACCAATGGCATTGTCCGATAATGCTCGTAATCGTGTTCATCGCCTCGAACAAATCCGCTTCCGAATCATCGAAATTCAAATCATCTATAATAGTATCGTCACCAGTCAGAAGCGTCGAATCTGCTACATGCAATTCGCTTGGCAAAAATCTACCCAAAAGGTGCCTGAATATTTTCTTTGCATCATAATCATCTATTTCAGGCACGCGTGCCGTGGGCGGATAACTGCCGCCATATCCCGGACGCCATTGATAAGTATCGAACGGAAAATCACAAGTGGTGCCAATAACGGTATTGTCGTCGTAGTATTCAAGTTCATAGGTTTCAAAATAAACGCCGCCGGTAAGGTTTGCATTCGTGGAACGGTACACCCTATATGCCGTTGCTCCACGCGCCTTATTCCATGCAATCTTGACCTTTTGCGTTGATGTTGGCGTAGCAGACGCAGAATACAATGTTGTTGAAAGGCCGGTTGTTGCATCGCCTGTATATGTTTCCCCTATTTCATCAATCGAGGTAACGCCGTAATAATAAGTAACCGCGCCGGTGTGGCTTGATTCCTCTCCTTCATCCAGATTTACAAGTGAAACTGCAATGCCGCTGGGCCGAAGCGTTTGCACCTCGGAACCATATCTGCCATATGGGATGATTTCGTTCAGTTTAATCCGTTTTCCAATACAGGAGATAGAAAGACCTGCGTTTAAATCCGTGCTTAGCGAATCAACGTACCCAACCCACCACGTTGAAATGCTGCTATACTTTATAACCACCTCATCAAGTCGTTCGATGCCGAAAAACTCGTCGAAATCGGCAGATGAAATCATTAACGACGCCGTTGATGGGCCGTGCTCGTCCCATTCAAAGGTGCATTGGTTGACAATAGTGGTGAATGATTTTCCACCAATAGTTATCAGCCGTGCGTAATCTGATTCACCCATTATTCCTGTCCTATCGAATCGGTATCTGCGGTAAATACACCTTTCACCGTTTTCAAATCGCCATCCTTGCTAAGAGCGGCAACGTTATCACCGTCCTGATTCTGTATAACGAGCAAATCGCCATAATCAGACGCGCCCAAAACGAGTGTGACTAAATCTGAAGGCCCGAATAGCCGTGCTATGGGTTGCTGATTTTCAAAATCTGTCATGGTTCATTCCACCGTTATTGATTCAACCGTTTCGACCATGCCTATTGTTTGTATCGAGCCATCGTCCGAAATCTTAGCAACGATTTCGCCATCTGAATTCTTTACGATGAATGCGCCGCCAGAATTTAAACGGATGATAATAGGACCGTAGATATAGGAACGCATGATAGGCGTAGGGTCTGACGGCGTTTCCCAAATGCCCTCCTGCTCATCTGGTATCGACGGACTTTCTGGCTGCGATTCAGATGGCGTCGGCGAAGTATAGGAGGGATCATTTGCATCAGACGGGCCAGCAGGTTCTATGTAATTTTCGTCATCATTATACCGAACCAGATTGTAGGCGCGCGCCTCGGTAGCGGCAATGTATTCACGTTCAATACCAGAAGGAACGAGAAACGTCATGGTGTAATTAAGCATCCCATTGAACGGATTTTTTGGTGAACCAACAAAACCGAGGTTCGTGCATACGACATTTTCATACCATATTTTATTGCCATCGTCAGAGTAGTATTTATAAAACGTAAACGGGAGTTCATTTTCAATCAGATATTGCTGAAGCATCCGCTTATATACAAGAGCTTCTTCCAACGTGCGTGCGGAAATTGTTCCCGCAAAGGACAACGTTAACGGGCCACGGGATGAACGTGAAAGCAGAACGCCGCTTTGCAAAGGCACCTTTGTTGTTCGCGTGTCACGCGTATAACTTTCGTTGATTTGCGTCAACGGTGTAGGCAAAAGAAAAACAACGGAGCCTATCTGTATCCTTGGCGAATAGGTATGCTTCCAGTTTATCGTAGTCGCCATTTCAATCAGCCTTTCAACCTAAACGCAGCATAGCGTTGCTCGGTAATAATACGCGATACAAGACGCTCCAATGTTTCCCTGTCGGGGATGCTTTCTACCTGAATATTTGTCGTAAACCTCGGTTCTTCCTCCTCGCCGTTGGCGCGCGCGCCCCTGCCCGCTTCATAATCGCTTGCGGGTATAGTAGGCGGAAGCATGAGTTCCTGATACGGCGCGGTCATTGCTAAAGGATGCCCGCGCCAAAACGCATCCGCGACTGGAACGACTACCTTATCAAGCAATGTTTGCAAATAGGTTGGCGGCATTGCCTGTTCCGTTTCCATCAATGGGCCACGACGCGATATTTCTTCTGATTCCGGCTCAGGAATAACAGGTTCAACGGTCGGCCCCCAAGCACGCATACCGGCTTTATCAGACGCATCAAGCGCGGATGCTATTGAACCCGGCAATTCTTCAAGCGTTTTCTGTTCAAGTTCAATATTTCCTGATAGATCGTCAATGGAAGTAGACAAGGAATCAAACGCAATTAGCTGCTCGTCCTTTTCCGCTGTGCTTTTCTTTTCTCTAGCGAGCAACATAGCAAGCAACGCGTCAAAATCACTTGTTGGCGCGCCGGGTTTTCCTTTCCCACCCGACATCAATTCAGCAATTCGTAAGGCGGTATTATAATACTTCA